ATTATGGTCTGGAGTTTACTATGTTAAAACTCCTAAAAAATGTGGGCATTTAAAAATAGAAGATACAAGAACAATGTCTTTAATGTCTAGACCTAAAAAAATTAATAAAAAAGAACCAAAACATTTATGGAAAGAAGTACATTTTGAACCTATTGCAGGACGTTTAATTATGTTTCCGTCTTGGGTTAATCATTGTGTTGATCCTAATGAATCAGATGATATAAGAATATCTGTGTCGTTTAATTTTTTACAGAAAGGATTAATGGTATAATGTTTAATAAATATCAAGTAATCAAAGGTGCGATAAATTACGAGTTAGCTAATTTTATATTTAACTACTTTTTACTTAAAAGAGATGCAGTTAAATTTATGTATGAAAATAACATTCATTCACAGTCCCCTATCCTTGGAACATGGACTGATCAACAGATACCTAATACATTCTCTTGTTACGGTGATTTTGTAATGGATACTCTACTTGTTAAAATGTTACCTGTAATGAAACAACATTCAGGATTAGATTTGATACCAACATACTCTTATGCAAGAGCATATAAAAAAGGTGATGAACTTAAAAGACATAAAGATAGACCTAGTTGTGAGATATCATGCACACTTAATCTAGGTGGTGACCCTTGGCCTATATTTATAGACGGCACAGGATCAAATAATGTTATCGATGAATACAAAAATATACATAAACCAAACGCTCCAGTAGGCACTAAAGTCTTGCTTGAAGTAGGAGATATGCTAGTATATAGTGGGTGTGAACTTGAACATTGGCGAGAGCCTTTTGACGGGAACATATGCGGTCAAGTATTTCTACATTATAATCATGTAAATGGCCCATTTGCTGACAAAAATAAATTTGATGGAAGAGCTATGTTAGGTCTACCATCAGGTATTTAAATTTAATATATATAAGGATTTTATGTTAGGGTTTTCACCATTTGCAGAATTACCATTTGCTACTTCGTCTGAATCAGATGGAGCAGTAACAATTAGTGTTACAGGTAATGCCTTACAAATTAGTATAGGCGATGTAGGTATTACAGCCGATTCTATTATTGAAGATGTAACACCTAATAGATTAACTTTAGGTGCCGGAACTGTAACAATTACAGCAGATGCTAACATTTCTGCTACAGCTAATCCTACTTCGATAAGTGTTGGAACTGCTATAGCTTTTACAGATATTACAATACCTGTAACTGGAAATGCATTGACCTTAAGCGCAGGAAGTGTTACAGTAACAGGAACAGCAAATGTTGTTCCAACTGGAACACCATTAACATTAAACACAGGAAAACCTGGTGTTATTACTTGGAATCAAATTGTTCCAGGTGTAAACATGACTTGGACGGAGATAGAACCTTACTAATATGGCATCAACTTTTTCAAACGATTTAAAATTAGAACTAATTACAACTGGTGAAAAAGCCGGTCTTTGGGGATCAATTACTAATACTAACTTACAAATTTTACAACAAGCAGCTTCAGGTTTTTTATCATTAGCAATGACTGGTGGTTCAGATATTACAGTACCTTTAACAGATGGTGCAGTATCTAATGGTAAAAATTTATATTTTAAATTAACAGGAACATTAGCTCGTAACCAAACTTTAATTATGCCTAGTGGTTCTGAAAGAGTTTTTATTATTGAAGACGCAACAGATAGAACTACAGCTAACAAATATACTTTAAGTGTAAAAACTGCAAGTTCATCAACTCCAGTTGCAGTTCCGAATGGAGCAGTTATGCTTCTTAAATCAGATGGAACTAATACTTCTAAAGCAATTACTGAAAAAGGTTATTTTACCATTACATCATCTGCGATAACAGCTTTTACAGCAGTTGCAGGAGATCAACTTTTAATAGATACAACTCAAACAACTGTTACACTTACTTTGCCTGCAGCTCCAGCTGTTGGTGATGAAGTAGTAATAATTGATGCTAGAGGAACTTTTGCATCAAACAACGTTACAGTTGAAAGAAATGGTAAACCAATAAATTCTGGAACAAACAATTTAGCTCTAGCTACTAATGGTCAAGCTATAACTTTAGTCTACATAGATTCAACAAGAGGCTGGGCTTACAAAACGAACACAGCATAGGAGCTATCAGATGGCTCTTCAACAAGTTAAATTTGCTCCAGGCATCGACAAGCAAGACACTAGTGTTGGTGCTGTAGGTCGTTGGATTGAATCAGATAATGTAAGATTTAGATATGGCCTTCCAGAAAAAGTAGGTGGTTGGCAATCTTTACTTAATCAAAGTATAGTAGGTGTTTCTAGAAAATTACATTCGTTTGTAGATTTAGAAGGAAACAGATATACAGCTATTGGCACAGATAAATTTTTACTTTTATATTTTGAGGGACAACTTTTTGATATCACTCCTTTTCGTAGTGACAACGCAGGAGTTCAAACAACATTTACATCATCTACATTAGCAACTAATAGTACATCTATTAAAACATGTACTATTACAACTACATCAGCTCATGGTTTAATTGAAGGAGATATGATTATTTTAGATTCAGTAACATTGCCTGGTAGTACAGGTTTATCTGCTTCTGATTTTGAAGATAAATTATTTCAAGTATTATCAGTTCCAACTCCTACAACCTTTGAAATTAATTCTTTAAACCAAGCAACAAGTGTAGTGTCTACTGGTGGATCTATGACAGTACAACCTTATGAAAGAGTAGGTCCCGCTGCACAGTCCTATGGTTATGGATTTGGTATTGGACAATTTGGTGGAACTGTTGCGGGTGCATTAACAAATACTTTATCTTCTGGAATAAATGATAGTGTAAATATAATTCCAGTTACATCTAATGCAGGTTTTCCAACAGTTGGTACTTTAGCTATTGGTACAGAACTTATTACATACACAGGTAAAGGAACAAATACTTTTACAGGTGCAACAAGAGGAGCTTTAGGTACAACAGAAGCAGCTCACAATAGTTCTGCAGTAGTTACTAATGCAACAGATTTTACTGGATATGGTAATGCAGTAGAAGCATCTACAGTTACACTAGAACCAGGTCTATGGTCTTTAAATAATTTTGGTCAAGTACTTGTTGCAACTGTTGCTAACGGCAAAACTTTTACATGGAACGCAGGCATTACAGCAAGACTAACAACAAGAGCATCTACTACAACTACTGATTTTCCAACAGCTATTGCAACTGGAGTAGGTAATCCTACAGCTACAAGAGAAACTTTAATATCTCCTACAACTAGACATTTAATTCATTTTGGCACAGAAGTAACTATCGGCGATCCAACTACACAAGATGATATGTTTATTAGGTTTTCTAACCAAGAAGAAATTAATGAGTATGATATTTTAGCTGTTAACAGTGCAGGATCTCAAAGACTTCAAGATGGATCAAGAATTGTTGGAGCGTTGACCGCGAAAGAAAATATTTTAGTTTGGACAGATAACTCTTTGTATACAATGAAATTTGTAGGAGCTCCTTTTACATTTGGTTTTGAACAGGTAGGCACGAACTGCGGATTGATTGGTAAGAACGCAGCTATTGAAATTGATGGTGTTGCTTACTGGATGTCTAACAATGGTTTCTTTGCATTTGATGGTACAGTAAACTCGTTACCTTGTAGTGTAGAAGATTATGTTTATGATGATTGTGCAACTACTAAAGGTCAACAAATTAATGCAGGTATTAATAATCTATTTACAGAAGTAACTTGGTGGTATCCAACTGAAGGTGCAGATTTTAATAATAGATCTGTTACATATAATTATGGTCAAACTAATACACCTACTCCAATGGGTAATTGGTATACAGGTGTTAATGAAAATTCTACAAGAACTGCTTGGATAGATTCTTTAATTTATCCAAAACCATATGCTACTGCATTTAAAAGTTCTAACACAGGTACATTTCCTACAGTAATTGGAGAATCTGGTTTAGGTCAAACTTTATTTTTTGAACACGAAGTAGGTACAGATCAAATTAATCCCGATGGAACGACTACAACATTGACTTCTTTTATTGAATCTTTTGATTTTGCATTACAAACTGATCAAGGAATAGGAGAATATTTTTTAGCAATGAGAAGATTTTTACCTAACTTTAAAGTTTTAACAGGAAATGCAGAAGTAACTATTTCAGTAGCTGATTATCCAGCAGATCCTAATACAGTAACATCTTTAAGTCCCTTTACAATTGACTCAACTACGACTAAAGTAGATACAAGAGCAAGAGGTAGATATGCTGCTCTTAAAATAGCAAATACAGGATCAGGTGAATCATGGAGATTTGGTACATTTCAAGCTGACCTGCAACCAGATGGAAGAAGATAATGACAAAAGTAGTAGTAAGATTACCAGAACCTAAAAAAGAATA